TATTCATTTATTGTCTCCAATAGTTTAGGTACCCAGTTATCTCTATGTTCAACAAACACCTGAGGTGCTTCATTATCCACAGTAATAATAGTAACTAAGTTAACAATAGGCGTACCAGTTCTTTCTTCCCACATAATTGCATATGCAGCTTCCTGTATAAAGTAATTGGTAATCCATTCTTTCTTCTTTATCTTTTTAGAAGTTTTAAAATCGATGATTGATAGTACACCATCGAATTCACCTACACAGTCAACACGACCAGCAAGGCCAAGATGCTCAGAATATAGAGCTGCCTCTTGTAGATAAATTGTTCCTATACGTTCATCAAGTACAGGTCTCACAGCTTTGAAGTTATCGATAATGTTTGGCATATACCCTTCGGCATAGTTCTCATCATTATCTAAATACTTCTCTATGCATTCATGCACGGCCGTGCCTCGTGTAGATGCTCGATGAGAAACTTTATTTGCTTCTTCCTCTCCTACACGGGCTCGCCATCGCTGGATGAATTCTTCACTTAATATTGCAAGTACTGTTGTAACAGAAGGATACCTAACCCCGTTAGGAGCAGCATACTTTCTGCCAGAGGAAGTGCTCTCAGCATTAAGGTCTTCATAACCAAGATCAGTCTTGTCATGTTTAAATACCCTTCGTTCCATAATATAATCTTTCATTATTGTTTGGATTGCATCATTTCTTTTGTCATGATGTAGTCACGAACGAAACTAGAACGGACAATATCTTGCCAACCAAATTCTACTACAGTGAACCGTTTAAGTTGTTCAATGATTTGTAGAAAGTTTACAATTCCGTTTTTATCTTTTTCTTTATCAAAGTCTGACTGATAATAGTCACCACACATAATGAACTTACAATTGCGTCCAACACGTGTAATCACTGAGTCAAGCTCGTGAAAGTTTAAGTTTTGCATTTCATCTATAACAACAATAGCGTTATTAAATGTTATGCCTCGAATAAATGATGTTGATTGAAAATCAACTGTACCTGAAGCCTGTAGCTTCTTCCATGCATCACCTTGTTCAAATAGCTCTGCACATATAGATTGATAAGGACCGGTATAAGCATCTTTCTTTTCTTCTTCTGTACCAGGTAAGAAACCTATATCTCTTGTAGGTACAATAGAACGAATAACAATTACTTTATCATATGGAGTTTCTTTATCAAGTACATCTTCTAATGCAAGAGATAAAGCTACAAATGTTTTACCAGTACCTGCAGAACCAGATAATACGAGAGAATCTCCACGTGAGTAGGCTTGGAATACTTCTTTCTGATTATCAGTAAGAGGTTCTATCTGTATCATATCATCTATCTTAAGCTTACGCATAGATGTAGAACCTTTAGAAGGAAATGTAGCTACCATTTAATAGTCCTTAATAGTATGATTCATATGTTTTTGACCATCTTTAACTCGGGACATTACTTCACGAAAGCCGTCATCAACTTTGATATTAGTGCCACGATCATGTACAATCTTTGGTGCACTTATTACATGGACTACGTCAGACATTTCATTTAACGTTATTTGTAATTCATCCCACGAACAAATCACATCCCATGTATGATTCGTTTTAATATCTTTCAATGTATAAGTTGGCATAGCATTTTCCTGTTTAGATTCACGTAGTTGTTTTTCCCTACGGAGTATATATTCATGATACGATTCGTACATTATGCAGCATTTGCAGATACATGAAACCAATCGGGTATAGATCGTTTAGACCATACCATTTTAAATCGTTCTTGCTTTGTCATGTAATATGCTTGATAAGATTTAACAGCATCTTCTAACATACATTGTGGTTCAGCTTGCATCGCTAGTTTAAAAGGTGTAAGACCAATGTTAGGTATATTACGAGGAGTAACTGATAAGATCTTACCTAGCTTTTGGTGAGTAGCATGCACTTTACCATACCTATATTGGTATTCCATACATAGAGCAATGAAATGCTCGTAATGCCATTGATAATTATCAGAAGATTCCATTGTCCATACAGTACAAGGATGGCCCATGTGGACTGCGCTGTATACTATATCATCATTTTCTTGTAGTTGCCATTTCTTAACAATGCGTTTACCAGATTTAGATGGAGCACGATATTCTTCGCCGTCTAACATACGATGTGCAGTAGATAACATCTGAGCGCACTCTACAATCATCTTGACAACATGCTTATCGCATTGCAATTGTGCTGCAACAACTGGGTCTTCATCAAGTATAAAAATATTCATTACATAAAATCCTCTAAATTATTGGTATATTCTACCACATCCTGAGTGGTTTGTACACTGTTATTTTGTGTTAAAAGCCATTTAGCTTTACTGTATACATATGAATCTTTTAATGGAAGGAATGCACCTGATGAACCGTTCCATTCTTCGAACTCTCTATCATAGAAACCTATACTACAATCATCTGGATTATCATTCTGTAATAGAGTAAGTTCATCTGCCCATTGTTGCCACTTATCATCTGTGACAATAGAGTCATCAAGCTCATAGTATATGCAAGAGTGAACTAACATCTGAGCTCTACGTTGTCTAATCTTTTCTTTTATAGTTTGATTAGACATAATGTAAGTATGATCCTAGAATATATTTCGGAACGTCTCTAGGTATTCTACCGGCGTGGGGGTAAGTCCATAATGGTGGGAATACAAGAACGCTGCCAGCAGAACGAGGAACAGTAATCCCCAAGGAGTCAAAAGACGTTTCACCACCCATACCGTCATTGAGGTAAGCAAAGAAAGCAAGGAAGCGACGAGCAGTGCTATAATCGCCAACATCAACATGTTCATCAAATTTTCCGACATTTGGTTCGTACCTTTTCATTCTGAATTCTTCGAATGCATATTTAGATGGCCAAGTAGTTACATCGCATTCCGTTCTATATTGTTCTAAGACTTGTCTAAACGCGTAAGACAAATGATCTCTATGCTGATCCCAATCTTTATTACTATTCAGATTGATTTCAGTAAAGTTCATTATTGGATTACTGCGCTGTACAGAATCCTGACTATTAAATAATGTAATCATCGCATCGCACACACTTTGGTCGATAACGTTATTGTATAACTTAATGTAGCGTTCCATAAAAGTCCTCGTTTTAATTTATGTATATATTATACCATAAAACGAGGACTTTGTACACGGTTAATTTTGCGAATATACCTCGTACATATCTTCTATTCTTGAAGACAGATATTGTTGTTTTTTCTGTAGCTTAAAAGCCAGGAGATCATTACCTTCTTTCTCTAATCGTTTGATATAATGTTTAAGTTCGTTAGAGTCTTTTTTAAGACGCTCGATTTGTGGACCATATAACATGGGATCTTTCCTATTCGTTGATTGTTTACGACGGGTTAAGATGTCATGCCTCCTTTTTCCTTAGACCAAAATAAAAAAGGACCGTCCCTAAAAGGGAGGTCCTTGAAGATTAAACTATGAAAACTTTTTTATTTTTCATATAACTATTTATATAATGTTAGGCTTTGATAAGGCCTGGAAATGCTTCTGATACAAGCTTTTTTGTTAGTCCTTTAAATTTACCAGCTAGATCCTTATCTTTACATATGATAAGAAGCTTAGCATCTTCTGGATCAATGGTTTCTAAGATACGAATAAACATAACCTCACGCTGTGTTTCATTCTTTACTTTAGGTCCACCCTTTACAAAGTACTTAAAACGTTTCACAATGTGTTTACGCACATGATCAGCTTCTTTTGGAGATGCTTCTTTATATGGAGGAGCACCTTTCGGTACTAGCCATTCAATGCTATCATCGAATGCACCCTTCAAGAAGTAGCGAAGATGCGGAGTATCGTAGTGTTTTAATACTTTAGCTTTTTCTTCACGGTTTGAGGCAGCAGCTACTTTATCTAAAACTTCCTTTAGCGTTTGCCTATTAATATTCTCATTAATCATTAGAAATCCTCAATACATTCAATTAATAGTTTACAACGATTCTTAATAAAGTAATTTAGGATCTTCATCCTTGGCTGTACTTTAGCAGATTCATATGTATCTATAATGTTTTTCTTTATGTCTTGTGGAATATACTCAAGATCAACTAATAATTGATTACGCTTATAGTTACGGTAGATTTCTGCACCCATGAAGGATTCTAAGTTCTCTGCATTATCAACGTACGATTGTATCTTCTTCTTAGTCATAGGTGATTGACGAATACCTTCAACAAAAGTATCATCACCACTAAGAACGTTAGGGATACCATCTGAACTATCGCCTTTAAGAATATGCTCAAACAAGTATACATTAGGATTATCATCCTTAATAAACTTTTTAGTCATAGGTGAATACTGTTTTACATTACCATACTTCTGTAACTGAATAAAGTCTTTATCAGCAGAGATAATCATTACATCTTCCATCTGACCAAACTCTTGTGTTTGTTCTACAAGAGTACCAATGATATCATCAGCTTCTACGTTACGAATATACACTACTTTGTAAGGCATGTTCTGTGCAATTTCTTCACGTACTTTATTCAGTGTCGTAAAGATCATATCAAAATCTAGTTTAGATTCTTTACGATTGTTTCTACGAGACCACTTATACTGAGGAAATGCATCACGCCTCCATGATCCACCATCACAGGCAATTACTACTTGACCATATTGCTCTTTATGCTTTTTAACGTGCATACGTATAGAGTTAAGAATCATATGACGAATTGTGTCTTCGTTTAATTCACCATAGTTCGAGTTAACAATGATGTTACCCATTGCAATTCCATTAAAATCAAGTACGATCATTTCTAGCTTCCATTATCATTTCGTGTATTATATCCATAACCTCTACAAACGGGTATTTAGGATTAGATTCTCTTATTAAAGTAGCATATATCATATTCAATATACAACCAAGGTCTTTATATAACTGCTCATCATTCTTAGCATTAAAGCCATATTCAGATAGAGTTAACAGAATTTGTTGTATGCATTCTCCTGCAAGATCCATCTCATCATCAGGACGTGGGTCTATGATAGGATTTCTGATTTCACCGTAAGGGAATGGTATGATATTATCTTTATTCATGACACCATTATACACTATTTTTCAGAGGATGTACACAAGTTTTTTACGTGATTGCGATGTATTTTTCCA